GGGAATCTCTTTCACCACCAAACGAGACGTTCAGTTATGACTAAGGCTGGACAGGGCAAGACAAGGGCTCTGAAGGCCGTACCAGAGGCGAACAGAGATGAACCGAGATTGGACACGGCAATTCTTACGCCGAAGTCTCTAATCGGCTCACCTACGCCCAGAATCCACTCACGGCTTAACGATTTGCCGTCTAAAGGTGATGAGCTGATTGCATTCGCGGAGTCTTGCGGTATCGATCTGATGCCTTGGCAAAGATTTGTCATTCATCACGCCCACAAAATCAAAGAAGATCAGAGATGGGCAGCTTCTGAAATCTGCATCGTGGCAGCTCGACAACAAGGTAAGTCCACGCTCTTATTGATCCGGGCACTGGCCGGACTCTTTCTGTGGAACGAGCCACTTCAGATTTCATCAGCTCACCGACTATCGACGGCTCTGGAATTGTTCCGCCAAATTGTGAAGATCATTGAGACAAATGATTTCTTAAAAAAACAGGTTCAAGTAATTCGATGGGCTCATGGATCCGAAGAGATTGTCACAATCACCGGAAATCGCTACATGGTTCGAGCCAGCAATAACGCAGCTCGTGGAATCAGCCGACCAGAAGTCGTCTATATGGACGAGCTTTCAGAAATGAAGGATCTCGATGGATTTGCCAGCTTGCGATATACGATGATGGCATCGCGCAATCCGCAAGTCTGGACTTTCTCGACGGCCGGAGATCAAGAGTCAGTCGTACTCAATCAGCTACGCGAACGCGGAATGGCTGCTGCCGTAGGCGGTACAGATTCAATCGTCTATCTGGAATGGTCTGGATATACCGACGACATTACGGACGAAAGAAATTGGGTCGCAAGTAATCCGGCACTTGGCCACACGGTGCATGAAGATAATATTCGCGCCGTTCTCAATGATCCGCCGCACGTTGTCCAGCAGGAAGTCTTATGTCGCTGGATTCATCAAAAAGACGCAGTCATTCCGGCAATTTCATGGAAAGAGTGTGAAGATGCCAGCGTTGAGCTAGATGTAGAAAAGACAACCTGGTTCGGACTTGATTTGTCGCCGGATCGTAGAGCAGCCGCATTAGTGGCCGCCCAACGCATTGGCGAGGACAAGTTCGTCGTAAAGCTATTGCGAACATGGGAAAACTCAGTCTCACTTAATGATCTGGAAATGGCCAATCAAATCGCGGAGCACTTTCGCAAATATCCAGTTGAAGTTATTGCTTACTCAAAAAGAACGGCCACCGCCGTCGCTGGTCGCCTAGTTCCAGCCGGTATTCCGATTATGGACTTCGATGGCCACAATTACGCGACTGCGTGCGATCAACTACTTTCGGCCATTACTTCCAACAGACTTCGACACTCTGGCAACGAAGAGCTGACAAAACAAATGCTCTCAGCAGTCAGATTGCCTCACGGCGATGGAGGCTGGGTCATAGGCCGGAGGGCGTCACAAACCACAGTTTGCGCCAGCGTTGCCACTGCGCTCGCTACATTCTACGCGACACGCCCAGAGACAGAGATAGACATTCTGGTCGGTTAGATGTATAGACGGCCTTTAGACTTAGGCACATGGGTCTATTCTCTCGCACAGTAACGACTGCGGCTCCGGCTGCAACATCTGACATTGAAGCGTCTTTGGCTCCAGTAAATGTCACTAGCTCTCTTTACAATATCTACGGCGTCGCCGGCATTACTGCGTCTCGTGTTGAATTTATGTCCGTTCCAACGTGCGCCAGAGCGCGAAACATTATTTCGTCCAGTGTGGCATCAATTCCTCTTCGCGTTCGCACAAAGGCAGATGGCGCACGCGTAGAGCTTGTTCCAAAGGTTATTAATCAACCGGATCCACGCGTTCCAGGATTTGCAACCTATGCCTGGCTTGCAGAGGATTTATTGTTATACGGCTACGGCTACATGCGCATTCTTGAGCTATATGCTGATACGTATCGCATCAGAAGCGCGGAACGCATTGATCCAACACGCGTCACAATTAAAACAAATGCAAATGGAACAGAAATTGAATATTACTGCGTTGATTCCATTCCAGTGCCATACGACGGCGTTGGAAGTCTTGCAGTCTTTTACGGCGTAGATGAGGGCATTCTCAACAGAGCTGGCCGAACAATAAAGGCCGGTGCGGAGCTCGAACGCGCTGCCGTTATGTACGCACGCGAGCCAGTTCCAACAATGGTCTTGAAATCTAACGGCACTGCACTTCCAGCAGATCGCATCGCAAAGCTTCTTGAATCATGGGGGCAGGCACGTCGTAATCGCTCAACTGCATTCTTGAATGCTGACGTCGAATTGCAGACTTTAGGATTTGACCCAGAGAAGCTGCAACTTAATCAAGCTAGATCTTACGTTGCAACCGAGCTTGCCAGAGTTACTGGCATTCCGGCTTATTACGTCGATGCAGAATCCGGATCCAGTATGACTTATTCCAACGCTCAATTGGCGCGTCAATCTTTGCTCGATTTCTCGCTTCGCCCAATTATGACGGCGATAGAAGAGCGTCTTTCAATGACTGGAATGGCTAATGATTTCGTTCCAGCATCACAGGAAGTCAAGTTCGATTTAGACGATTACTTGCGCGGATCAGCAAAAGAGCGCGCAGACGTTTACAAGATTCTCTACGACATCGGAGCTCTTACTTCCGATGAAATCCGACTAGAAGAGGAAATGATCCGATGAAAGAATCAAAGCTAACTCCGATGAATCTTGACTTTTCAATCAAGGTCACGGCAACAGACTTTCCAAGGCGCGAAATCTCTGGCCGCATCGTCACATGGAATGAAGAAGGCTCTACATCAGCCGGATCAACAATGTTCAAGCCTGGCTCTATAACTTTTAGCGATACTACGAAATTATTACTTGAGCATCGTCGTGAATCTCCAATCGGATTCTTAAAGAGCTACGATGAAGATGAAGAAGGCATCTATGCCACATTTTCTATCGGCAAGACAACTGCTGGATCCGATGCTTTAGAAGAAGCATTCACTGGATTACGCGACGGCTTTAGTGTCGGCGTTCTGGCTGAAAAGTATAAGAACGTCGATGGCGTTCTAGTAATTAGCGCAAGTGCGCTCAAAGAAGTCTCACTAGTCACAGAGCCCGCCATAAGAAGCGCAAAGGTTGCAGTCGCAGCTAGTGAGCCAGAAGATTCTGAATCCGTCGTGGAAACAGAAGAACAAACTACCGAAGGAGAAAACGAAGTGGAAACAACTCCAACCGTTACAGAAGCACCAGCCGAAACGGTTGAGGCTTCCAAAGTCGTACAGGCCGAGGCAGCTCGTCCGCTCTATTTCACATCACCACGATCACCAATCACAACTGGTGGCGCATACCTTGAGCACACAATCAAGGCAGGACTTGGAAATGAAGATTCTCGTCAATATGTAAAAGCTGCTGACGATTCATTCACAACAAATCCAGCGTTCTCACCAGTTTCATACGTTCGCGACGTTGCACAAAACACAAACGCAGATCGTCCAGTCATTGATGCTTGCGGTGGAACACGTCCACTCAATAGCTACGGAATGACAGTTTCAATTCCTAAAATCACTGCAAATTCAACTGCTGCAACAGTGGCAGAAGGCGGAGATCCAACAGGAACAACTGCAATCACTTCAGCTTACGTCAATGCGACAGTAATCAAGAAGGCTGGATTCCAGCGCTACTCAGTAGAATTGCTAGATCGTTCAGATCCATCATTCTATGAAATTATGCTTCAAAATCTTCGCGATGCGTATGCTCAGGCAACTGATGCGTATGTCGTAGCACAAATCACCGCAGGCGGAACACAGGCAACTGCAACTGCTGCCGACTCAGCCGGCATCATTTCATTCGTATCAACAGAATCACCAGCCGTTTATACTGCGACAAAGCGCACTGCAAAGTCATTCGTTTCAGGTACTTCTATCTGGAGTCTCCTTATGGGAGCAACAGATACAACAGGTCGTCCAATTTACAACGCTGGAAATCCTATGAACAATGCTGGATCTGCGGTTCCAACATCTATTCGCGGAAACGTACTTGGACTTGATTACTACGTTGATCCAAACATGGTTTCAACATCAATCGATGAATCAGCATTCATCATCGATCCACGTTCAATCGAAATCTTTGAATCTCCAGCTTTAACATTGGCCACAAATGTGCCAACAACAGGCGAGATTGAAATCATGCTTTACGGTTACATCGCAGCGCAAGCAACCTTTGCAGGTGGCCTACGTCGCTTTAACCTAACCTAAGCAAACTAATCATGGGCTAGGTGCGCTCCCGTATCTAGCCCAGCAGCTCACGAAAGGGAACAGAGATGCCAGCAATCATTACCGTCGCCAGTCTTAGACAGGTTCTTGGCGTCTCTGTTTCTCTTTATTCAAACGATTATCTTGAAAGCATTATTGATTCAGCCGAGCAGGTAATTCTGCCGCTATTGACTGCCAATCAAAACTCAGTCGCCGCCGTTTATCTTCAAAACAATGTCGCCTATTACATCACTCAAAAGCCAAATACATTTGTCGCTGGTCAAAGTGTTGTGATTACAGGTTGCGTTCCAAATACATTTAACGGAACAAAGACAGTCACATCAAATTACTATGATCCATTCCCTTATTTGCCTTTCGCTTATCCGGCTCCTTATTTCTATTTCACATGCGCGCTCACCAATGACGACATTACATTTCGCCCAGTAATTCCGGGCGGCGTTGTTTATCTATCTGGGGCAGACGCGGCCACGCTCTACGCAAATACCGACGCAGTCGAGCAGGCGGTCACCATCGTCAGCGTTGAGATATTCCAGAGCGTGGTCGCTCCAGGTGGACAGATTGAAGGAGTAGATTTTCAGCCGTCGCCATTTCGTATGGGGCGTTCACTTCAAAATCGCGTCATTGGCCTCTTAGGTAATTACATCGACGTTTCAACGATGGCCATGTAGATGCCTACTCCAACGTCAATCGCTACCAATATCAGAGGCGCACTTGCCACTGCACTTGGATCTGTAGCTGCATCAGTATATTCGACCGTGCCAGAGGCCGTCATTCCACCAGCTTGCGTTATTGTGCCAGACGCACCTTATTTAGAGACGACGATAATCGGTAAAAGTACGGTACGCGTGAAAGTCAATTTGGTTGTCAGTGCAGCCGTTGCATATAACAACAATGCCGGAGCACTAGATAATCTTGAACAGTTAGTCATAAGCATCATGCAAGCGATGCCAACTGGATACGTTGTCGGAGACGTGCAACAACCGACAATCCAATCAGTGGGAGCATCTAATCTACTAGTGGCGGATCTCGCGGTCAGCACTTACTACACTCAAGAAACTATCTAAGGAGACAAAGAAATGCCAACAACAATAGTCACCGGTCGCGACATAGTATTCACGCTTGCCACCGTTAATTATGACGCACAGACAACTTCAGTCACTCTTGTCAATGCGCCAGTCATTACTACTTATCAGACACTCGATGGAAAAGCTTATAAGCACATCGATGATCAATGGACACTTAACATTTCACTTCTTTCAGATTGGGGCGTTGCCTCATCACTCTTTGAAGCGATGTGGACTGCGTTCACTTCTGCTCCGAACACTGCACTTGCTTTCAGCTTAACAACTGCAACAGGCGCAGTCTTTACCGGCAACGTGTTCCCAGTAGCACCAACTGCTGGCGGAGCTGCACCAGATGCACAGGCTGACACTTGGGCAATGCTTTGCTCAACAACACCAACAGGCACATTCAGCTAAACAACACAGAAACGGGAGCAACTAATGAGACTACCAATCACAATCGAATACATGTCCGGCGAATCTGCAACCTACACGGCGCAGCCACCAGAATGGGCTCGTTGGGAGAAACTCACAGGCAACACAATCTCGCAAGCGCAGGAGAAGATTGGAATCTCTGATCTTCTCTTCCTTGCGTGGAATGCGATGAAGCGCGAAGCTGGTGGAAAGCCTGTCAAGGGCTATGAAGTCTGGTGTGAAACAGTGGCCGACGTGACAGTCGGTGACGTTCTCCCAAAAGTTACGCCGCCGGAAGCGTAAATCGCATACTCGTCGAAGTAGCAATAGCGACGGGAATACCGATGAGCGAATGGACGACGGCGGAGCAAATCTATACGGCTTTCGAGATATTGGAGAAACGGAATGGCGTTTAAGGCTACGAAAGGTCAAGGAACCTTTCGCATTGAAGTTGAGCCTTATGCGCTAAAGAATCTCATCTCAACACTCAATCTCTTAGACAAAGAAACGCAAGGTCGAGTTCGAGATGCTGCTCAACCGCTATCAAAGCGACTTGCTGGCCAGATTATGATGTTCGGACATGGCTCACCGACTCCACAGACAAAGCTTGTCTTGCAATCGATTGTCACTCCACGCGATCGATTGATTCGCGTTGATATTGGTGGCGCAAAGAAAGTCGGTCGCGCATATGGTGGACGACCAAGTAAAAGCGGCAAAGGCGCAAAGGTCGGACGCACTCAAGCTCCAGCCGGCGCACTTCTTTGGGGCTCAGAATATGGATCGCGTCCAGGGATTGACAGAGCCGGTCGCAAATACACAAACCGATTCAAAGTTCCATATAATCGCGAAGGATATTGGTTGAATAAAAGCGTGGACTTCTACACTCCAGTCGTTGCGCAGGAGTATATTTCAATCGTTACGGGAATCATTAACGATTTGGGGCTCAAATAATGGCAGGCATTCCAAAGGTAAAGATAACCTTCGATGCTGACTTTGATGATCTCAAAAAAGGCATAAAAGGCTCACAGGCAGAAGTCGAGACATTCGCCGACAAGGTCGGAGACTTTGGTAAAAAAGCGTCAATCGCTTTCGCGGCGGCTGCTGCTGCTGCGGCTGCCTATGCAATCAAAATCGGAATTGATGGTGTCAAAGCTGCAATCGAAGATGAAGCATCACAAAATAAACTGGCCAACGCTTTAGAAAATGCCACAGGTGCAACAAAAGCACAGATAGCCGCTACTGAAGAGCAGATTCTCAAGATGTCTTTGGCTACTGGTGTTTCAGATGACAAACTTCGTCCAGCTTTGCAGCGATTAGCAATTTCTACTGGAGATATTACAAAGGCGCAAGATCTTCTCTCCGTTGCCCTTGATGTCGCAACGGCAACTGGAAAGCCGCTTGAGACTGTCGCGAATGCAATCGGTAAGGCCTACGATGGAAATACTGCCGCGCTTGGAAAATTAGGAATAGGTCTTTCAGCAGCAGAGCTCAAAACAATGACATTTACAGATGTCCAACAAAAATTGACAGATTTATTTGGTGGAGCTGCTGCTAAGAATGCAGAAACTTATCAGGGCAAAATTGCAATCTTGAAAGTCAGTTTCGATGAAGCGAAAGAAACTATTGGTCAAGGTTTGTTGCCAATGGTCACGTCATTGATTGACTACATCAACGACAACGTCCTTCCAGCTTTCAATGCTTTTGCGTTAGGATTTAGCGGCAAAGGAAAATTAAAAGACGGAATGACAACAACTGAGACGGCTGCATTTGGTTTCGGAGAAACAGTAAAAAGTCTTACAGTGTCATTAAGTAAAATGTTCACCGTATTTAATAGCGAATCAAATACAGGTCAAAGCTCCGGCTTAGGAAAGATGATTGGCTGGCTTAATACAATCATTGCAGCATTGGACAAGGTTGTGAAGTTTGCATCAGTGACTTTAGGTCTATTAGGTGCAATCACTGATCCGAAGAAATGGGGCATGTCAGGTTCTGAATTAGGTGCAGAATTAGCAGCAAAGGCTGGAATAACGCAATCATTTGCTAAATCAGGAACACCAGGTGCAATTTCCGGCGGTGGATCTTCAGTGCCAGTGGTAGTCATTCCTTCAAGCGGCGGTGGTGGTGGTGGAGGCGGAGGCGGCGGAATTGCCTCAGCAGCAGCCGGTGCAATCAAGGTTGCAGCAGCCGCAGCAGGTGGAGGCTTTACCGATTCTCAGAATGCGGCTCGTCTAACTGCTATGGGCGGCGGCGGTTTCACAGACTCTCAGAACGCTGCCAGAATCAATCTCACAGTCAATGGCGCAGTCGATGCCGAAGGTACGGCTCGCACAATCATCAAAGCTCTCAATGACTCCTTCTATCGTGGCACTGGCGGAGCCTCTGCACTTCAGGCAATTTAATGACACAGTGGGCTCCAATCTGGCGCGTTAAAATTGACGGCACTGATGTCACCGATTCAGTGTTGGCTAATCTGACAATCACATCAGGGCGCACGAATATCTACGAACAAGCTCAAGCCGGCTATTGCTCGGTCAATCTCATTGTCTTTAATCAAGCTGCGCTACCTTACGAAATCAACGACACCATCTCGATTGAAGTCCAAAACACATCGGCAGTTTATGTGCCAATCTTTGGCGGATCAGTGGTCGATATTGCCGTGAGCGTCTCTCAAGTCGGCTCTAGCGCATATACTCAAGAAGTCACAATCACGGCTCTAGGAGCCCTTGCAAGGCTTCAGAAGGCTCTTACAGATGGCGTCTTAACTCAGGACTTTGACGGCGACCAGATTGCCACAATCTTGCGCGAAGTCTTATTTGCTCAATGGCAACAGGTTCCAGCAGCTCTGACATGGGCGACTTATGATCCGACGGTTCAATGGCAAGATGCAGAAAATAACGGACTAGGCGAAATCGACACGCCAGGCAATTACGAGCTGGCACAACGCTCATCAGATCGCATCATCATCTATGACTTAGTCGCCGCCCTTGCCACTAGCGGATTAGGTTATTTATATGAATCGGCATCGGGGCTCATATCCTATGCTGACAGTACACACCGCACGAATTACCTTGCAGCTAATGGCTACACCGATCTCACTGCCAATCACGCGCTAGGCCAGGGCATCACAATTAAGACAAGAGCAGGCGACGTCAGAAATGACATCACCATCAGCTACGGCACAAATTCATCTAACGAAGTTAGCGATACAGATTCAGCATCAATAGCAATCTATGGCGACCTTGCTCAAATCATCACAACAACAATCAAGCACCAAGCCGATGCGGAAGATCAAGCCGCTTTCTATCTGGCTTTGCGAGCTTATCCGCAACCGATATTCGATTCCATTACTTACGCTTTGACAAATCCAGAGCTCGACAATGCAGATCGTAATGCTCTCATTAATGTCTTTATGGGTCAGCCAATAGCTCTCAATGACCTTCCGCCGAATATGTCCGCCGGAACCTTTCAAGGCTTTGTTGAGGGCTGGACTTTCCGCGCTTCTTACAATCAGCTCGACATCACTCTTCTCATGTCTCCATTGGCATATTCACTTCAAGCCATGCGCTGGAACGATGTGCCAATTAACGAGCTGTGGAATACCGTGTCGCCGACTTTAGAGTGGCAATATGCCACAATAGTCTCATAACGAAAGGAAATACTTATGGCAAATCCAACAACGAATTATGGCTTTGTTCTGCCGACGGCCACTGATCTAGTAACGGATCTTCCAGCCGACTTTGATGTGGCACTCCAGGGCGTTGATACACGTCTCAAGGCGCTACAACCTGGAACAACACTTGGCGATCTTGCTTATTCATCAGCGACCGCCAACACAAACACACGACTTGGAATTGGTACAACTGGTCAAGTCCTCGCGGTTTCAGGAGGCGTTCCAGCTTGGACTACGGCTGCAAGTGGAGCACTTACAAAAATTCAGACTTCGACATTGAGCGCAGTAGCTAATAGCAGCACTACATTCGACGGCGTATTTACTAGCACATATAAGAAATATATTGTTGTCTTTGATGGAATGTACTCTTCAGGTTCTCAGCAATTACTACTTCAATATAGAATTTCAGGAACAACAAGATCCGCAGGATATTACGGCACATACAATGTCGTTCCGTACAATGGATCAATTACTACTACCGGCACAAATAATGGCTCAAGCTGCCCAATCCTTAACTTGCAGAACTCTACAGGGCCAGCAGGTTTAACCTTAAACTTTAGAGCCGTTGGTAATTCATCTCAACAAGGTCAATTCTATGGTGTTGGTTTCGACCAAGTCGCCTTGGGCCCGATTTGGGAAGGCTACGAAAACAACACAGGAGCAATCAATACTGGCTTTATTCTTTCCGTTGCTTCGGGCACATTCACAGGCACAGTTTCAGTTTATGGATTGGAAAACTAATGACAAAAAATGAAAAGATTGTTGCACTTAAAAAAGAGTTTCCAACAATCAAAATTGGCAGCGATGAGACAGGCTATACGCAATTAGATGCTGAGGAATATGAAGCAACGATTGCTCAATGGGCTGATGTTGAATTGGCAAAAGATGCTAAAGCAGAAGCTGACAAAGCAGCAGTTGCTGCCAAAGAAGCAGCCAAAGCAAAACTTGAAGCACTCGGTTTAACTGCTGACGATTTGAAGGCACTCGGGCTCTAATGTATCCAGAAGGTACTGCTGCTCGGATCATTGAAGTCGCACTAGCTGAAGTCGGCACTGTGGAGACTGGCGAAAATCTGACCAAGTACGGCAAGTTTACAAAGGCCGACGGATTGCCTTGGTGCGGTTCGTTCTGCAATTGGGTCTTTCACACTTCCGGCGTAAAGATTCCGTCAATGGTTTCAACTGCCCTAGGCGCACATAAGATGAAAGAGCTTGGACGCTGGATTGAGGATAAGCCGCAGCTTGGAGATCTATGCTTTATGGACTTTCCACACGATGGCGTAGATCGCATCAGTCACATTGGAATTGTTGTTAAGACTGGCCAGACTAGCGTTCTCTGTATTGAGGGCAACACGTCCGGAGATGGTGGAGATCAACGCAACGGCGGAATGGTAATGATTAAGCGTCGCTATATTGGCAAAGAGATTGTTGGTTTCGCTAGGCCGAAGCTCGTAACTTATGCAGGAGAATATCCGGTGGTCGAGCCACTTCCACAGGCGAAGCCAAAAAAGGAGAAAAAGAAATGACACAATTTAAGGCACTCGCGGCATCATGGGCTAGATCATCAGTGGCCGGAATGTTAGCCGTCTATATGACAGGAAATACAAATCCAAAAGATTTAGCGATGGGGCTTATCGCTGGTCTTGTTCCAATGTTGGCTCGCTGGGCTAATCCGAACGACATTTCTTTCGGTCGCCAGAAGTGAGCGTAGGCGAATGGACGGCGGTCGGTGGGCTTGTTCTTGCGGTGCTGACTGCCATCTATTCGTCAATGAGATTCATGGTGAAGTCGATCATGCGAGAGCTTTCACCGAATGGTGGCAACAGTCTTAAGGATCAAGTCTCTCGAATTGAGGCACGTTTAGATCAATTACTGCTGGAGATTGCTCTCAAGAAATAGACACGCCGACGTCAATCTTGAAAATGTCGGACATAGATGTCACTCTGTATCTGGGAGCATTCGACAAGGCTCCCACGGGAGCAAAAAATGACAACAAGTGAACTAGGACTATTCGTCCTCATGGCTATCGCCTGCATTCTCTGGGCGATTGTTAGCTATTCAGTAGGTTACAAAGAAGGCCACAGAGAAGGCTATCAACGCGGTAAAGCCGTCGCTCGCCATATCTCAGCTCAGGCGGTGCGCTAATGGGATTCCTAGACAACTACGAAGCTGCTCGCGCTCGCACTGATCGCTGGCTGGCAACATATCCGACTGGTCGCATTGAAACAGAAATCATGGAATTTAACGCGGACAAGGGCTATGTCCTAGTCAAGGCAACTGGCTATCGGAATGCCGATGATCTCTATCCAGCCGGTGTTGATTTCGCTTATGGCTATCAGGGCGCTTATGTGCAGAACATGAAACGCTGGTTTGTGGAAGATACAGTCACGAGCGCAATTCTTAGAGTTATGCAGCTCATTATGGGCGGTGCAGAACGAACAGTGCGCGAGACAATGGAGCAGATTGAGAAGCTTCCAGCAAAGGTTGCTAACACGGAGCCGGACTATTGGAACACTAAATTCGCTGACGTGCCATCGTTTAAGACTCGCGAAGAGGCAGAAGAGGCCGGCATTCCAACTCTTGGAACAGCTATAGACACCATCAAAGAAACACTGGGAGGCGTTCAAGTAGCTGCTGCTCCATTGTGCGCTCATGGTCACATGATCTGGCGTGAATCAAAGAAGGACGCTCCAAAGTCTTGGGGCGGTTATTTCTGCGTTGAGAAAATCAAAGCTAAGCAGTGTTCTCCAGCCTGGCAAGTTCTTGGATCTGATGGACAGTGGAGGCCACAAGTATGACTAAAAGCAGATTGATTCGGATTCTTGTTATTATCGAATGCGTGTTGGTTGTGGCTCTGATTGTGGTGGCAACACGATGAGCGCCGTATCAGAGATTATCAACATCGACACGATGATCGGTCGAACACTAATCGACGGAAAAGTCGTTGCAGAATACAAAGTCGAAAACTGCGATCACTGCCAGAAGATTCGCACACTGGACAAGCTGGGCTATCAATACAACATCGGAGGAGAGCCAATCTTGTGGTTCTGTGTCGAATGCAGAAAATGACAGTCACGCCGGCCGATGAATGGGCTATCCATAAACGTGCCAGCGATGTCGTATTTGCTCAAGAAGCCATATTGGGCGTCATTCAGTATTACAACAAGCTAAATAATCATGAGCGCGTTGTGGAATATGCCGAATCACTAGCTGCGGAATTATGCGTGGCCAGATACTTTGGACTTGATTACGACATAAATGACAACAAAGGCAAAAGCCGATCTGACGTAGGCAAAGGCATTGAAGTCAAGTGGACGTCATATCAAGGCGGCAATCTCATCATCTCGCCGAATGATCGTGAGAGCGATGTGGCCGTGTTAGTAGTCGGAAAGTCGCCGGTCTATTACATCGTCGGCTGGCTACCGGTGGCATTCGCAAAGCGCAAGCGGTTTAAGAATCCACGTCAAGAATCGTGGTGGGTCGATCAAGGCAATCTGAACCCAATTGAGAACTTAGCCAGGAGCGAATATGCCGCTATTGCGATTTGATTGCTCAATATGCAAGAAGCTCTATGGTGATGGGCGCAAGGAGCATCTCATCACTAAGGGAGCCGAATTGACCATGCACGAATGGTTCGCTCAATGCTCTGGTTGTGGGGCATTCTCGGTCAAGCTAGTCGATGATGGGCTGGTGGCTGGCCTTGACTAACGCATACATGCCACCGAGTCAGACGGACGATTGGGCAACTCCGATAGATCTCTGGAACAAACTTGATGAGATGCATGACTTCGACGTAGATGCAGCAGCTAGTCAGGCGAATCATCTATGCCTGGACTGGTACGGATTAGATCATGAAAATCCAAAACGTCGTGATGGCCTAACTACATCATGGAATGGTCGGACAGTATGGATCAATCCTCCTTATGGTCGAATCATTGCCGAATGGACCAAAGCTGCACGAAGGCACGTCGCCGGGGGGGGGTCAGTAGTAATGCTCTTACCATCTAGGACAGATACACGCTGGTTCCACGAAGATTGCCTACCGAATGACGTGGAGTTCATTAAAGGTCGGCTCAAGTTCGGTGGGAGCCTAGTATCAGCTCCATTCCCGTCAATGATTGTGAGATTCAATTGTGAATAGTTATCCACATACTTATCCACAGGCACTTGTGGACGATGCAACACACCGGCCTCAATCCTTGACAGATTGTCAGGATCCATCGCTATACTTGAAAGATAATATCTTGAAAATAAAGATAAATAAAAAGATAATAAATATAAAAATAAAAACAAATAAAAACTTATTGGCTATTCCTATTTCAATTCTGATTTTGACAGTATCAACAACAGTCGAAGCGAAAGCAGCTACACAGACTGACCTATTGAAGCTCTACGCGCATTCTCGCATCGTATCTATGGAACAGTTTAGCTGCTTTGAATCGTTGATTCAGAAAGAAAGTTCGTGGAGAGTTAAGGCTCGTAACAAATCACACTACGGACTAGGCCAAATGAAAAACGCCAAGTATGGACGACTCGATGGCTTCAGCCAGATTGACTGGTCTATCAAATACATCAAAGGACGTTACGGATCTATGTGTAATGGCTGGAGATTCTTCCAAGCTAATGGCTATCACTGATGGCAAGCGGTAAGCATGAGAAGGTCTATGGCTCAGCTTGGCGCAAGATGCGACGCTATATCCTGGCTCGTGATAACTTTACGTGCCAGTATTGCATGGCTCCAGCCAATACAGTGGATCACGTGCAACCAGTCAGCAAGGGCGGTGAGATATTGAATCCCGAGAACCTAGTCGCTGCGTGCGTTTCGTGCAATAGCAGGAAGCAAGATAAGTCTGAGCGCTTTTTTTTGAGGCCGGTTCCCAC